CCGCCCTGTCACAGATTCAGACGGGTGTTTCCCAATACATCGCTTATGTGAATGACATAGACACCACGAGTATACCACTCGACCAACCCATGAACACGAGTACTTCCGGAAGAAAGATTGGATACAATAACAAGATTGGTATCAATTAAAGATTATCAAACAAGAAAGAATAAGTGTGATGAGTCTCAATTATTACAGAGATGAAACTAAGAAAGTGTGTAAATCTAAGGGTTGGGATCGCGCCCCTGTAGATACGGTATGGCTCTTACTCTCAGAAGAAGTTGGTGAACTTGCATCAGCTATTCGACAGTACAAGAAGATGTACAAGAAGACGAACCTGAAAAAGGAGAGGGGGACTGATGTGATGATGGAGATGGGTGATGTGTTTAGTTATCTGTTCCAACTGGCTGACATGTTGAATGTGGATCTAGATATGATGTGGGAAACACATCGATACAAGATGAATGATAAAAAATATAATCTGAAGTAATAGTAATTATGAGTAAGTTTATGCTCAACGACGAAGATGCGATAAATGATGTTAATCCATTTGTCACACACGATTTTTCCCTTCCGGGTGGGGTGAGACAAACTGGGGGGTATGATTCTTTTTCTAAACCTTCACCTATCGACGGTATAGTTGGAGCCGATGAGAGTGTGTATTGTAATTATGCATTATGTGAAACGGCAAAGGGTCCTTCAACTACATTCACTAGTATCCACCCCAGAAGGAATATCGATTCTGGATTCACCTGTAAACCACCTGATCGCGTGAAGGTTGGAGTATCTCAGGAACCACGTATTCCGTATATAGGTATTGTGATCGCCGTGTCGTCTATAGCTCTCGTTCTATTATATTCAAAACGTCTGTGAAATATTCAAGGCGATCCAACTTGGTACACTCCTCGATAGAATAGTGTATAAACTCTTTGCATAATTTAATGATATATTCTCTTTGCCAAGCACTTTTCATGTTAATAATGGGTGGCTGGAAGTTGGGATCTATAATCTTAGTGGCGTGTGCGACACGAATGTACAGTCGAATGTCTCGATCGTAGGATAGGAAATTTTCGAGAGCCAATTCAGCCATTCGCTGTCGCACCTCGATCGTTTTGGTAACCATGATTTCTAAAAACTTCAAATATGTGATGGTATGCTTTTTACTCTGAAATAATTCCCAATCTGCTAGGGGGTCAGCGTTCATGTAGTCTGTAAAAATCTCATATCCTTTACCATGAACAAAGGATTCATACATAATTTCAACGTAAGTGAGGTCGGATTCAACATCATGTACAACTTTTGCAGATTTAAAGAAGGAGGTCATATACGAGTATAAAGAATACTCTCTTTAAACACCTAAGTTGGTGAAAGTATTGTCTCAATTTTATGGATTAATGTATACGAATATTGCCAATAATTCGTTTTCCTATCTACTCACGATAAATGAGTTTAGGAATGCTTTACCTGATGAACTGAAACCATCTTGGATTAAAATCACGACAATCACGATGGTTTCTAGTTTTGTCCAAAACATCGACATTAAACGCCTTCGAGCCGTTTTCGAAGATATCGGAACGTATAAGATGAAACGCTGTGGACCAGATTCCGAGACCTCGAGGGGTTTCGAATGGAAGCTCAAACCGACAACCTTTTATAACCAGGTTACATTGACGTATCATGATTCGTACAGTACCAAATCTGTAAAGGTTTTCCCAAATGGAAGTATTCAAGTCGCTGGGTGCTGTGATATCTTTGACTGCAAGCGCATCATTACCCAACTCGTGTACATATTTAAGACTTTTCTCAATTTGGATGTGAACATACCCCTTGATTCGTTTAGGGTTGTGATGATCAATTCAAATTTCAGTCTCAACCATAACGTCAATCTCATGGAGGTGACCAGATGGTTTGAGCGTTACAGTGATATTTTCAACGTATCTTTCGAACCCGATCGATACTCTGCGGTGAAGATTAAGTTTAAGCCTGCGCACGACATGAAAACGATCACATGTAGTATCTTCAGTACCGGAAAGATTATCATCACGGGTGCCGAAACACTCAAGGAGATTGCTTTCGGCTATAACATCATCAATCAACACATAAACGAAAATAATGAAATTAGGGTGTCTCGTACAGTCGAGACAGATGTTTTTGATATATATTTGGGGTACAAATGTGATCCTCTCGTTAAGCACCTCAAGGAAAAGGGTTTTGAGTCATGGGTCAAAACAATCACCAACCGACAAATTAATTTCTAAATTTATAGTAATAAAGATGTCTCAACGACTTGGCATGGCTGATGGGCGCTGTTTCACGATTAATTCGTCAGCCCAACTGTTTAACAACTATGTGATGAAACAGAATGGTATCACATTCGAGGATAACTATTCTTATAGGCAGCTTCTCCAGAAGCAGGGACCTGAACTCCTTTCCAAGGTCCAAGAGCAGCAGGGTAGGGAGAATTGTAAGACTTGTGATAAACCACTTCTCGCAGTTCCCGATATTTATTAGGTGAGCTAAATGACGGAAAAAACTTTACACTCGTACTCTAAGAATGTCCACGTGTTCTATATGTCTAGCTGAAGTCAGGTCGACGAGGAATAACCCGTCGATTCGCTGTGGTCATATATTTCACACACACTGTCTTGATAGGTGGAAGGAACAAGGTAAAAACACATGTCCCACGTGCAGACGGGTATTTGATGTTTCTCAATTCAAGGTGGAAGTTACGATACATAATAACTACACACATACATCAAACGTCGTATCCTTGAATGATGAATCAATGTTATCCGTATTGGATTTGTTTGATATATCCTTTGACGCAGATAGCGTACTAGATCTAAATAGTATCCTAGTAGACTTTGGGTTAACTCTTTCCGACTTTGATTCCTCGATCTTTAACGCAGAATGAACTACAGTATTTGTCATAGTTTAATTCCTTATACTTCCTAGAAGCCGTACGAGGGTCTTTAATCACCTTACCATTAGCATCACCGAGTAATGGTCCAGTAGCCCATCCACGCTTGTGACTAAACACATTAGCATTGAACACTAACTGATTTCCAACTGTAAACTTTCCCGCCTTTTTTATCCTATATTCAGGAATTTTAAAAAATGCGGCAACAGACTTGATTGTGTCACCCAATTTTATTTTGTACTCTACGACACCGTGTTGTTTGTAAAAATGAAAATCACCCTGACGAATGTAGCTCTTGGGTCTCCCAGAAGATACAAACATCATGATTTTGTAGTACCCCTTTTTACATTTTTCATCTCCATCGATTTTGTAAATCAATTTGGGGTTATCCGAAATAACGCGCCTTGGGAGATCGTCACATTTTGTATAATTATGTGGAAGACTCGATAAACCGGAACGGTCCCCTGGTATAGATTTTTGCCAACGATACGCGATATAGTTACCTACTGCATATGCATAACAATTATTGCTCGTAATACCCTTGCCGCTCCCCCATCGACGGGTTGTAAATTTACTTTCTGATCCACTCAGAGGAAGTTCTTTAGTTTTAGACATCTGTCATTTACGAAGAAAAAAATATCAGTATGTAATAAATGTTTGCTAATATCCTCAAGTCTGAAAACAAGTCCGATATGATTCGTGAACTTCTCATCTTCATAGTTTCGATTCTCATCAGCACGTTCGTTCTCCGTGTCGTGTGGAACTCCTCGCTTGTGAAGCACATCACCGTGCTCAAGCCCATCAACAACATGCTCGATGCTTTCATCCTCTCTATTTCTCTTCGCGTAATCAGCGGTCTTGATCGTTAAATACTTACACACTCCTTCAGTCAATGACTGTTTAGAAGCCCATCATCGTATCATGGACTCGTAAACATTTATTTGTATATATAAAATGCCTTTGACAGTATTCACCATTGGAAGTGATAATTTTACACTCAAATACACCAGGAAAATGTCCCGTGGTGAAGTTGAACGGATGAAGTCGTTCGTCACAAAGGGTGGGACGACACTGGTAAAAACCCCAAAGTTTAAGATACTCTCTATAACAGGTGACGATACTAAACGAGTCTTCAAGGTTGACAGATCTTCTTTTTGAGCATATTACGTTCATCATTTGATAAACCGTTCACATACTTGTTTATCTTTTTTGTATTTATATCCCGTGCAGTTGGTCCAAGCTCAGGAATGGTCGGTTTAATCTCGGGGACTGGGTTGGGACGCACAACACCGGGTCTCCTTCGAGGTACTGGTTTGGATTTATTCTTGTTAGCTGCAAGTATAGCAGCCGCTTTCTTAATCATATTGTTCATAGTCTTCTTCCCATTCGCAGTTGAAAGCTTACCGAAGTTGCGTGGTGGAAGTACCCGGGTGACCTTGGGAGGAGTCTTACCCTTGGGAATCATTTTGAGAGCCTCCGAGAGAGTCTTTGGTCTATTTGGTGATTTCTCATCAGTTAAGAATGGGTGTGACAAAATAGTCTTGAAGGTGGGGAGATTTTGCTTAGCCAAAGCATCATTAACCAGATACCCAGTTTTGGTGAATTTTCCGTTATACTCAAGGTACTCTTTGTTAGGTATGAGTTCTTCGATGAAATTTTTAATAGCTCGCTCCTTAGAGTTCCCTGGATTTCTCACCTTAACATAAATGATATACAAGAACCTATGAGTATCATAGTAAATCGAACCCGGACGATCCTTGTATATACCCGCACCCATGTATCCACCACGAGCTGTTTCTGGGTTTTTCATACGATCAGACCAGTAAGACAAACCAAAATCAATGATATCAGCAGTCACAGCAGCGTTTGTACGCTTATACTTTTTATCGTCAACTTTCCAAGTGTATTGGGTGGTGGGATCATTTGAACTCACCATCACATTACCTCCGTGTAAATCGCGGTGACGGAATGTTGGATATTTTTGGTTAATTCGGTAGAGATTATCAAAAACCTGTGTGATTACAGACTTCATCGCATCAAGAGATGGATTGGTTTGCCACCACGAATTAAACGACATACCATTAAGAAGTTCCATATAAAGAATATCCTTGGGTTTGGTGCGTTTTATTGGTTGGATAAAATGACCCATCTTGGAACCGGGTTCCCCCCCTTTTCGTATTCTTTGGGGTTCTTTATTTTGGATGGGGCACTTCTTAAAGAGGTACACCTTTGGGACTGCAAACTCCTTCAATTTCTGAGCAACTTTGAATTCAAACTCAAAGGCACCAGCAACACTACCCGATGTATCTACCTCTTTGTACGCAACGTACCGACGACCGTTATCGTTAATACTTCCACGGTACGTTTTACCAGACTTACCTTCACTCAGTAGCTTACCCTTACCAGTGCGGAGGGTTGGTGAGTTATACACAGGAACTTTCAAGAAGTGTTCTGGTATACAAGCCCTCTCACCTTTGAGTAATTTTTTCAAGTTACTCTCAATGTTCTTATTAGACATACTTACTTATTGGTAAGAAGTTTTTTAAACTTACCAAGAAGGGATTTTTTTTTGGGAAGACAATTCCAAAGGAATTGGATTTATTTACTCGTCGACCTCCTCGATCTCATCCTCATCAACATCATCCGAGGGTAGATCGAGACCCTGGAAAGCAAATGAGGGAAGCTTGACCGACTGCTCGAGTAGAACCTGTTGGAGACGAATAGTGACACCAAACTTGTTATCAATGAACCAAATCTGGTTGAAATCGACGATGGCCATGCACTTTTGACCCTTCTCGACAGAATCCAGTGGAACCTGTTCCTTTTGGATACTGTAGGTTTCAGGAACAAATGTTCCATCAGGCTTAGTAAGAACCTTCAGTTTGATAGTAGATGGATATTGTTCCTTCCCAGGGCGAACCATAGGCTTGTAGAGAGCCTGCTTGAGAACCTCAACATTAAACTCCTTACCGAGCCACTCCTTGGAGTTTTCGGCGACTGTGTTTACGATGATCTCATCGAGAGCCTTGAGCTTGTCATGAAGTTCCATCGCCTCGGTGTTGTCGGGGTCGAAAGAAAGGTCGAGAGAGTAAGAAGTGCGACCAGTACCCTCATCAGTGAAAGCGCTCAGGCCATATGGAGAGCGCATGAAAGGGAATTGAATGTAGAGCTTTTTGTTGTCGCCGGCGTTGAGATAGACGGCCTTGCCGCCATTCTTGTTTTTACGAAGTTTCGAAAAGTTTACAGAAGAAGTAGTGAAATCGGAGGAGCGTTGAATAGAGAGCGACATTGTAGTTGGTTATATTTATACTAGGCGATCAAACTTTAAGTAGGTTTTTTTTGTTAATTTATAGTAAGTAATTAAGATGGGTTTATTTAAAGATTGTGGTTGCGGGTGCAACGGTAAAAAACAGCAGGATAAACTTGTCATCTCTATCATTTCCGCTCTCACCTTTTTCGTGATTGCCAACCCAGAGACCTTCCGTATCGTCAGGAGAGTGTTGGGTTCTAGAATCGCCACCCCTACCGGATGCCCCTCTACTTTGGGTCTCGCCATTCATTCAGTGGTATTCATGCTTGTCGTATGGGGTATGATGAACATAAACAGGAAATCACCCTGTGATAAGAAAGGGAATAAAGGCTCTAGGACTGTCATACAGTCCGCAATACCCATGGTTGAGGTAGATGCTCCCCAACCCGAATTCTCGGAACCTCATATAGAGATGAGTGACAGTGGTCTCCAGTTAGAACCCCAAGGTATTGAATCTGAAGGTACTTTATTCAAATAATTTAAAATTCGAATGACACTTT